CCCTCTTGTGCAACCCTGACGTATCAGGGTGACGTCAAGGGAGTGCCAGTTGTCGTAGTGGTAGGAGGTGGCAAATGAGCCCACGCTATTCCCCGGATATTGCCGCGAAGGTGGTCTTGCAGGCCGCTAAATGGGTCGGGCTTACAGAAGTCCGCAACAACGCAGAGTGGGACGATCTTTCCACCTCTCACAAGGACACTCTCGCCGCCGAGTTCAAAGGGGAACTTTTGCGTGTCGGCTGGCAAAGTGGCTGGCCATATTGTGCTGCCTTCTGCGAAGCGGTTTGGCGGCGTGCGTATCAGGGACGTGCTGAGATTGGTGACGTCTCAACGATGCTAACGCCGGGATGTCTGGTTTCCTACACGAATGCCACGAAACTTGGGTGGACGTCACTCACGCCGTATGTCGGTTCGATTGGGATCATGCGTTTGGGTGAGTCTTCCAAGGGTCATGCGTTTATTGTGACCGGTTTGAAGGGCGATAAATTGTCGACGATCGAAGCCAATACGTCCCCTGAGGCCGGTTCGCCCATGGAGGATCGCGAAGGCGATGGGGTTTATGCGAAACATCGCACCCTTTTGTTTAAGCCAACCCCGGGGCTTCACCTCATTGGTTTTATCAACCCTTGTGTTTATGTCTGACACGACGTATGGCCTAGCTGAAAAGCTCGCACTGCTCTCGTCTCTTCGTGCCTACGATGCACGGATTAAGAACGAGGGTTGTGCGATGTATAGGCCGCATCCCAAGCAAGACAAATTTCATCGTTTGGGCGGTTTCAAATATCGCTATGCACGCACGGGCAATCGGTTTGGCAAGAGCGATATGGGCAGTGCTGAGGATATTGCGTGGGCGCTTGGTGAACGTCCGTGGTATGATGATAGCGATCCAGCTCGACATGAGGGCATCCCCCAACGCTGCACGAAAGGGTTGATTCTTTGCACGGATTGGGAAAAGGTTGACGAGGTTTTCACTGGTGAGAGCGAAGGGGACACGCAGGGGAAACTGTGGAGGTGGCTCCCGAAGAAGAATTTTGTCCGGAGGGACACGAACCATAGTGGTCACATTAACAAGCTGACGATTTCGTCTAAGTGGGGCGGGGAGTCGGTTATCTTAATTGACACAATCGCCGGGTTTAAACTCAACGCTCAGCGTGGTGAGTCAAACTGGTATGATTGGATTCATGTCGACGAACCGATTCCCGAAGCGATGTGGAATTCGTATGCACGTGGCTTGATTGATAGGAATGGCAAAGCGTGGTTCACCTGCACGCCCATCAGGGAACCGTGGATTAACAGGTTCTTTTTGCCCACACCGAGGGCTGTCTTGTCAATGAGCGAGCCAAATGTGTTCCCTGATAAAAATACTGGCAAGCTCGACAGGGTTATTATTATCGGCGCGTCGACGGACAACCCTTACACCTCCAAAGAGGGGATTGAATCGTTTGCGTCTACGTTGTCTGATAGGGAGAAAGCGGCAAGGTTGTTTGGTGCCCCGATTGAACAGTCTGGCGCGGTGCATGCGCTCTTTAACGACGAACATATCTATACGTCACCGCCTCCCGGATGGTCTAACATTAACACTCCGCCACTGGACTACACGATTCGGTATCATATTGACTGTCACCATCATACGCCTCACGCGGTGTTGTTTGTGGCGACGAGTCCGGCTGGTGAGATATTCTTCTATGATGAAATCTTCGAAGCGTGCACGGTGGATATCTTGGCCGACATGATCAAGAATAAGGTGGAGGGATATTTTGTCGCTGCTGAACTTATTGATCCGTCTGGGTTTAATGAGACAATGGCGTCGAAGACGGCCTTCGCTGACGATCTTCGTGATCTAGGTTTGCAGGTAGAAAAAGCGTCTAAGGATCTTACTAGGGGGATTCTTATGACGAATCAGTCGTTGGCGAAACCTGGTTTGCTGAACTTCGCTGGTAACCTTCAAAGGACGCTGTTCGAGTTCGACACTTACTGCTATCAAGACCCACTCAAACGTCCCGATAAACCGATCGACAAAGACGACCACATGATGGAAGGTCTTCATCGGTTGGTGCTCAACGGTCTTTCGTATATTTCTCCAAACATTTTCGACGAGGTGCCCGCTGGTGGCTCTTTGTCGCTTCTTACTATTTAACACACGTGGCACTTTCATCTCACATCGTTAAACACTTTTCCGAAGAGCGTAAGTCGCCCTTGCACGACGCCTTGCTCAAGGTGTGTTTGGACAAGCTCAAAGCGTCGAGGGAGTATATGGGTCGGCATTACGACGATTGGGACAAGATGCATGAGACGTACATGCACAGGAGGGCACCTGACAAAAACGACGTGGAAGCTGTTCGGGCAGGTCTCCCTCGGAAAATCGTCTTGCCGTTGGCGACCTCCCAAGTGCTCACGGGCGTGGCGTTTTCGTATATGCTCCTTAACCAACGGGAGAACTTTTACGAGTTCAAGGGGACAGACGATTCTGATCGTGCTCTGAATGAGGTTTGCACGATGTGCGTGCAGAGCGACCTGAACTACAACAATCACAAACAACTGCAAATGCAGTCGTTGCTGAATCTGTTCCGGTTCGGGATGTTCTGCGAAGTGGATAGTTGGGAGATGGAATACGAGTATATTCCAATTGACACTGTCGAGGCGCCGCCCATGTATATGGGTCAGCCGGTTGGTGAGGAGACCGTCATTACGAAAGTAGAGAAGGTGGTCACGAGGGAGGGGAATCGTATCAGGTCCATTTCTCCGTATCGCGTTTTCCCCGACAGCAACTTTCATTTGTCTGACTGGAAAGACGGATCGTTTATTGCGTGGGACGACTCCTACAGCAAAGAAGCTTTGTGGAGCATGGAGCAGAATGGGGACGTGATTGGCACGGAGCACATTCAGAAATATACGATTGAACGTCTGAATACGTTTGCGCGAACGAAGTCTCGGATCACTGGCATCGATCTACAGAATCCACATAAGTCTGACGTTGTTTGCGTGACGACGATGGTTGTTCGCCTCACGCCGGCGCAAATCAAAGCGACTGACGGGACGAAGTTGAGCGATGAGAAGTATTGCCATAGGTGGCTGGTGTGGATCGCCAATGATGACCGGATTATTCGTGCAGAACCGTTGCCGAATCTCCACGCACAATATCCTGTGTCGCTCGGGATGTTCCTGCCGGATCAGCATGAGTGTGTGCTCAACTCACTTAGTCGCCTCGCGAATGACTTCCAAGGTCTTGTCAGTTGGCTGCTCAATAGCCGGATGGCTGCCGTCTCGCGAACGATTGAACCTCAGGCCATCGTCGACCCAATGGGGATCAACATGGACGATCTTAACGCACGTTCCAGATTGCTTCGTCTCCGGAAGGAAGCTGGCGGCAAAGACGTTCGTCGCTACTATATGCCGTTGGAAGTGAGAGATACCACCCAAGGCCACGTGGGCGATATGAACAATCTCATACAGCTCATGCAGATGGTCACAGGCGTGAACGATAATGCGCTTGGGCAGGTCTCTTCGGGCCGTAGATCCGCCACGGAGAATCGGGCGGCGAATAGTGGGGCTGCGTCTCGTTTGAAGATGGTATTGGATGTGGTTTGGGGGATGGCGTATCAGCCTCAGGCAAACCGCCTTCTTGTGAACCACCGCCAAAGTTCCACGCAAGAGTCGTTGGCGACTATTGTTGGGGAACAACGTGCTATGGAGGTCTTCGAGATGTTCAAGAGTGAACCCCGCAAGTTGGCACGGAGTTATGATTTTGTCACGTATGATGGTTCACTGCCATCTGAGAAGTTGTTCCTTGCTCAGCAGTTACAAGAACTCTTGGCCTTGCTTATTGGGAATCCGTTGGCGGCCGCTGGGTTCAATATGGACCCGAACAAAGTCCAAAAGGAGATCATGGAACTGAGAGGGTTGGGTAGGGGTGGACAGTATGCGTTTGACCAAGTCCCACAAGGGCTGATCGCTGCCTTGCAGATGCAACATGGCACTCCTGAACAACAATCTGCGCCCACACAACCACAATGAGTAATTTAGCCGAACGAAGGGACACGCTTAAACGTCTTACAGATCTTTGTGCGACTGAGGACGTTAGAGAGTATGAAGCCTCTCTCCAGTTGGCTTTGGACAACGCCGTTGATAATCTCTGCGATATTATCCCACAAACGATTGGGGACTTCTTTGAACGAGAACAACTCATTGGAAGTATCCGCACACTTAACTCCAACAAACGATTTTTCCAGTATCGCCTTGAGACTGCTAAGGAGATGGTGGACGAACTAGAAACACAAACACCCGAATAACGATGGACCCTAATCAGATGCAACAACCCGTCCAGATGGACGCAAACGCGCTTGCCACTGCAATGGCCCAAGCGTTGGCTCAGCAACAACAGGCACAACAACGTCAGGCACCTCCGCCTCCGATGACGCCTGAACAGATCGCGCAACTTCAACGTCTTTACAACCCCGAGGAACAACTCATCGAAATGCTGTTCTCCGATACGGCGACTCCGCAGACGCGAATGCAAGCGCTGCAACAGTTCGCCGAGGGTCTCAGGAACAATTGGCGTGCCGAAGCTGGCCTGATTGCCGATCATACTGGACAGACGCTCTATGGTGCGATCAACCCATATCTTGAGGACGCTCGTGAACTGTCGCAGGAGAGGTTCTTTGGTCAGATTTTCGAGGGTCACCCCGGCCTCAAGGCGATTGAGCCGTTTATCAAACAGTCTCTTCCGACGTTCGAGAGTCACCCGGACTTCCCCAAGGATCGCGGGAAACGTGCCGAGTTCGTGCGTCAACAGGCGGTCACTCTCGCCAAGCAGTTCTCTCCTGACTTTGACCCGGCCAAGCCGCCGGTCACCTCTCATGTAAATTCTCCCTCTCAGTCACAGTCTCAGCAACGCTCATCGCCACTGCCGTCGTTTGGCAGTGGAGGCGGTGGTCAAGGTCCAGCGGCTAAAGCACCGCAGACCGCAGGCGCCACTCCGCCGGTCTCGGGAGACCGGTTCAATTTGGGCTTCTGAGGCGGCAAACAAACCATAAAACACAACCAAAGATATGTTCGGATATTCTGCTCTCACGGGCGATTTTGAAACCTACAAAGCACGTAACGCTCGCCGTTACGTTTACTACAGTGCGCCGCACGCGGCCGCTACCTTGACAGGCATTCTGTCTCTCGCTGAAACGGAGAACACTGATGGACCTCAGTTCGAATGGCACGAGCAACGGTTCAAGGAGAAGTCTGCGATCACAGCGGACTTCGCCTCCAATGGTCCGTGGAATACGTCTGCCGGTACCTCTGGCACGTCTCTGACGTTTGCGGCTGGCGATACTGTTCGCCTCAAGGTCACGACGGAAAATGCCGCGTTCGACAATTGGAATATCGGTGAGCGTCTGTGCGTGCACCGGGCGAAGAACGGAGCCGGCGCGTTGGTCAATGTGTATCTTCGGATCACTGCGATCGACTCGACGAATTCGTATTTCACGTGCGTTATTCAGGATGCCGTTACGCTAGCGAACAACGCGGCGACGACCAATGTGGCTGGTGTGCTGATCACCTCGCAAGGTGCTGCGTTTGCCGAAGGTAGCCGGTCTGGCGGAAGTCATGCCCAACAGTTTCCGGTTAATCCGTCGAACTACACGCAAATCTTCCGGAAGGCTAAGGCGTTTAGTCGCACGCTGCTCAACCAACCGATGTTCTTTGACGAACAGGGTGCCTATCGGACTGGGATGCGGGATTGTGCGATTGCTCACCTGATCGAGATTGAGAATGCGATCTTGTTTGGTCAGCGTTCTTCGACTGCCTATACTGACACCGATGGCTCGTCCTCTATTGTGCGGACGATGGGCGGTATCCGGTGGTTCCTCGAGCAGTGGGAAGCTGCTAATGGTGGCACGTTCACGTATCGTCCTGGAACGTCGGCACTGACCTCCAACGCCGACCGCAACAAGCGTATCGTGCAAGGGTCGGTGGCTGCTGGTGCGGTTACGCTGGCCGAATGGGAGTCCTACGAAGAACGGATGTTCCGCGTGTGTATGACCTCCACCAACGAGAAGCTGCTGATCGGTGGGAACGGTGCCATTGCGGCGATTCTCAAATTCTATCGCACGAAGGGGAATGGGATCACCATCAATCGTGACTTCGAGGAACAGCACAAGCTCGCTCTGAACCTCACCACGATTCAGACCGACTACGGCACGATGCACCTCAAGGCTCACCCACGTTTCGGTGATCTGGATGGCCTGCGGAATACGGTGTTCGCGCTGGACGTTCCCAACATCAAGTTCCGCCCGATGGTCGGCGCTGACACGCACAAGCGCGAAAACATCCAAGATAACGACTTCGATGGTCGCAAGGACGAGTTCTTCACTGAGGCCGGTCTTGAGGTTAACTTCCCAGAGTCGCACATGATCTTGGATAATGTCCAGTCGATCGCCACCACCTAATCTGTCCGTCAAACAACCAACCCACAACACAACTATGTCATCTGATCCATACATGGGGAACATCCCCACTGCAAAACCCACCATGCCGACGACTGCAACTCGCGTGAGTGCGCATAAAGAAGGCGCCACGAACGACATGAAGAACCAACAGCGCACGAAGAAAGCGCCGTCGTTTGGTCCGCTTGGTATGACCACCAAGGGCGGTAAGTAAGTTACGCAACTTTGGCGTTAGCACAATATGGCAGATACCCTCTCTTGGATATACAACCGCGCAATGCGCATCTTGCAAGTTTCGTCGCCTTCCACTGACGAAGCGAACTTGATGATTGCGTGTTTGAACTCAGCTCGTAGGTATGCGGAAACGCATGTCGACTTCGAGCTTTCCAAACGGAGAGGGTATCTGTCAGTTGATGCGACTGATGGTGCGACTGTTACGAATCTTGGCGCTGGGTGGAGTGGGACTGCTGTGACAGACCCGGGGACAATCCCCACGAAGACGATCAGGCGGGTGGACAGATGGGATGCGACCAACAGCGTTTGGGTGCCGGCGTCGCTGATGTCGTATGATTTTTATAACCAAATGTCGGAGGATTTGCAGAGGCGCGAGGGTTATGATAACTTCTACACAGCCAACGAGCCAACTTACCCGGCGACCACGTTTCCCACACGGTTCGTATATCTAAGGGACGGTGACACGATATATTCGTCCGACACATCTTCGACGGCCGAGGATACGTTTGTTCGTCTGTGGATTTACAAATGGCTCGATCCGTATTATGATGCCGCCCATGGGGAGGTTGCGCAGGATATTGATACGATTCTTGCACAAACAGATTTTCTCATTACGAACGCCGACTCATTTCTTACGTGGTTCGCCGTTCAGGAATTCAACGCGCGAAGTGGCAACTTCACTCCACGGGCCGAAGGCTCGATAGACGCGGCGTATATTGGTGCGCGAGTGTCTGAGTCATATGATGCCATGATTAAGTGGAACATGGATTTGTCTCCTATTCAAAACTATCTACAAGCACCGTAATATGAGTGCCATTTTTGTCCCTAGAAGGATTTCACAACAACTGGATGTTTCGTTTGGCACAGTTGCCAACGACGACTTTCTGCAACGGAAGTCTGGCGCGTGGTCGAATCGGACGGTCGCTCAGGTGAAGACGGACCTCTCGCTGAACAACGTCGAGAACACGGCGCTTTCGACTTGGGCGGGATCGACAAACATCACGACGCTCGGAACGGTGACGACAGGAGCGTTTAACGGCACGATCGGTGCCGCGACTCCGAACACGGGGGCGTTTACAACCGGTTCGTTTAGCGGTGCGGTTACGATGACCGCGGGGACCGCATCAAGTTCCAGCACCACCGGAGCGCTTGTTGTAACCGGTGGAGTTGGGATCAGTGGTTCACTCTACGTGGGTACGTTAATTCAGTCAGGAACAGCGATACGGTCCGGTGATTATGTTTTATGCGCCGCCACATCGTGGTATTATTTCAGCGGTCGCGGAGGCTTTTCAGCATTGGCGGACGGAGTGATAAAATTGGGAAATAATGCGGACACAGCGGGAACCGTGCTTGATATTAGCACTAACGGAACCATAAAACTACGCGACCGCACGAACGCGGCGGACGCGACTGTTACGACCGGAGCCATCACAGCAAGCGGTGCAATAACCGCCAACGCAAACGGCGCGGCATCCGCCCCTGCCGTAAACATCACCGGCGTTCCATTTGCAGGGACAGGTACAACATCATTCCCGCTGGTTTACATCAACGAAACAGGCGCCACGGCGAGCACTGTTTTGAACACGGCTGGGACGCTATTTGGTGTAAACGGGAACGGAACGGCGGACATGATGAATTTGTTGAAGGATGGCGTTAGTATATTTAAGGTGGCTAGCGACGGCGCGGTCGTAACACCAACGTCAATTACATCTCCACTATATTACGGATCTTCCGGATCGAATGGTATCTTGCGCCTTGATGGAAACACCTCCGCCCGTGGCCTGGGAATCTCGTCGCTGAACATAATAGCGTGGTCATCGGGGACTTTCTCCGGCGGTGTAATTGATGCTGTTGGCGACACTTTCATCGGCCGGCAAGCCGCCGCAAACATCCGCCAAGGCGCCGCAGACGCGGCATCGCCAGTTTCACAAACATTCAGCGTCCAAAACGTCTCAACCGGCACCAGCAACACGGCCGGCGCTGACAGATATTACGATGCAAGTCAGGGGACCGGGACAGGCGCTGGCGGTTCCCATATCTTCCGAACGGCTCCTGCTGGTGGTGCGGGATCATCGCAGAACGCGCTGGCGGCTGCGCTGACGATTTCTAGTGTCGGCAATATTACGGCGTCAGGAAGTTTCACGTCCACCAATGGAGGGTTTATCGCTGCCTCTGGCAGCGCGTTCTCTTGGTCATCAAGGGCTCAGATGAGGTCTTTAGCAGACGGCACCGTCCGGATTTCGGACGCATCTATATCCAATGGGGCAACGCTAGACGTTACAACTGATGGAACGATAAAACTTCGTGACCGCACGAACGCAGCGGACGCGACGGTTACTGCCGGGAAAGCAACTCTTTCCGGTCCTCTCATCACAACCCCGCAAGCACTCAGTGGGGCCGGTGCTATCAACCTCACGACCGGAACAACCGCATTCACCAGCACCGGAGCCGCGCAGGCGCTGACACTGGCAGACGGCACAAACGGCCAAATCAAGACCATTGTCCACGTTGCCGACGGCGGAAGTGGAGTGCTGACGCCGACAACTGCCAGCGGATACACAATTATCACCTTCGCCAACGTCGGCGATTCCGTCACCCTGCAATTCTTCACTACCGCAGGCTGGTGCATCGTCGGAATCTTCGGAGCCGTAGCCGCATAACGCTTATGAACCTCACCATCAATCTCTCGCTCGACACCGAAGAGGCCGATTGCCTCACTGATGTCGTCAACGCCCGCAATGTCGCGTCCGGAACGGAATTGACCATCGGGCAGCATCTTGCGGAAATCTGCATGGCGGAAGTGATCCGGTATAAGTCTTCCGCCTACGAGTCCAGCGTAGCCCGTCTCGGCGAGGCTGCCGCCGCACTCCCATACGAAAACCGTAAAGCGCTCATCGCTCAAGTGGCTGCACAACTTCAAAACCCATGACCATCTCAGTAGATTTCGGTTCCGCCCCTGGAGGCACTGTCGGGTATCAGTTCTTTGATTCCGCCGGGTTCATTGGCTCCCGCGTGACATCCGGGATCACGAATCCAATTGTCGGGGTGTATTACGCCACCGGAGTAACACCTGGAGCGGGCGCTGTCGGGGTTTACTGGGACGACGGGACGATCAACGCGACGGAAGTGTTTGAGACGAACCCGCAGCCGGCTGACGTGTATGCGTTTCAGTCGAGCGCGATCACATCTGGGGCGTTTGCATCCGGGGCTATTCATGCGACGGCGATGGACACCGGGGCTATTCGGGCGGACGTGTTTGCTGCGGACGCCATCGACGGCAATGCGGTGGCTGCCGATGCGCTTTCGGCGATTACGGCTTGGACCGTTAATATCACCGGATCGCTGTCAGGAGCCGTCGGGAGCGTTACCGGTTCCGTCGGTTCGGTCGCTGGCGCTGTCGGCAGCGCAAACGCTGTAGAAACCGGCATCTCTATCGCTCAGGCGCTCTCCGCTTTGGTCGCATGGGCGACCGGCAAGGCCGAGAACGGCAACACCAGCGCCATCGACTTCTATGCTCCGAACGGCACAACGAAGCGAATCGCAATGGCTGGCGTGGATGTGGATGGAAACCGGACCGGAAGCACACTGACACTGTGAAATGCCTTACCCAGACAGCGAGCAACTTCCGAAGCGTGGCTACACCGTCCAAGCGATTCCGCTGCGGGCGCTGGCTGCGGGCGTAGTTGCAAGTCTCGGACTCACTTACCCGAACGCAGAGCAGCTTCCAAAGCAAGGGTATGCGCTTGGCGCGGTTCCTCTTCGTGCGCTCGCTCGTTCGGCGGCAGGGGCGAATCTTGGCATCGCCTATCCCGACAGAGAGCAGGCGACAAAGCGCGGCTACACTCTTGGGTCCGTTCCTCTTCGGGCGTTCGCTCGGGCGGCAGTGGCATTCGTCCCGCAACCACCCGGAGACGGCAACCAAGGCGCATTCATCGTTTCCGGAGGTCAGGTTCTTTCCTGGAGCCACCGGTATCCGGATGATACGGCAACGCGTATTCGCGACCGCTTTGATATTCAGGCGGACGACAAAGAGTTGCTGGAACTGACAGCAGTGCTGGCTTACACTATAAACGTATGGCAACGAAACTGAGAAAACCTCCCGGAAAGGCAGCCGACTGCTTTGGAAAACTGCGCGAGAATACTGCGCTGAAAGACCATCCTGCGGCGCTGGCTGAGAT